GAGGTCAAAACGCTGTTTGGTAAAGCTGTACTCTGGCAGAGCGAGCAGCACATGGGCCTCAACAAGCGCAAACAGATGCTCGCGGCGAGCCCGAATGTGATTCATGCGTTCGACGCCGCGCACCTCCAAGCAGTGGTGCTGATGGGTACTGCCCTTGCGCCACCTATCACATCATGGGCTTGCATCCATGATTCCATTGGTGTCCATGCGAACGAGGTAGACCGTTTAAACAAGGTGATCAGGAGAGAGTTCATTCGAATCTATTCACGGCCTGTTCTCCAAGAGTTCCACAGTTATGTGGCACGTCATAAGGTTGATCTTCCAGAGCCGCCAGAGCTAGGAACCTTCGACCTTCGGGAAGTGGAGCACTCGCAGTATTTTTTCTCCTGACTTCACATCTTTTTAATCCGTTGTGTACAGTGGTTTAGTAACAATGGCTCCCTGTAGTGTAACCAAAACTGGAGATTGAACGATGACGAAAGACAAAAAGAAAAGCGAAGTGATTATTAGCCCTCGTGGAGTAGCTGCTTATAGCTGGCTGCTTCGGCCCGATGAAGCCTTCGGCCAGAACAAGTTCAAGCTGACGCTGCTCCTTGAGAAGGAGGCAAAGGAAAACGCCGAGTTCGTCAAAGACCTCAAGAAGCGTCACGCTGAGGCTACGACCCATGACACGGAGAGTCCAATCAAAGATGGAGACGAGGGCGACAAGGAAGATTTTCGTGGGCACTGGTGGTTTACCTGCAAATCAAACTTCAAACCGAAGATCGTGGATTCAAAACGGAAGGAACTTTCCGAGGATGACCCGACGCCTATGTCTGGGGACATCGTTAAGGTAGCCATGAAGTGTCCACCTTATGATACCGGCAATCGGTCTGGTGTCTCGCTCCAGCTTGTCGCCGTCCAGCTTCTCGACAAGCGACACACCAGCAATCTGAGCAGTCTCTTCGGTGACGAAGAAGGCTTCATCGCAGATTCAGATGACCAGCACGAAGCAGAAGAAGACTTCTGAGTCTGAGGTGACGATCTCGCTGACACCCTGCCCAGCATCTCGCCCAAAAGTCGGGCGATGGGGTGTGTTCTACGGCAAGACCTACGCCGCCTGGAAGTCAGAAGCGGACACCCTGCTTCGAGCCATCGACTTTGATCTTGTTGAGGGACCGCTGGCTGTTGAGGTGGAACAGGTATGCAAGAAGCCGAAGACCACTAAGCGTGATTACCCACGGGGAGACGTGGACAACCACGCGAAGGGTCCGCTGGATGCGATCACCAGATCACACTCAGGATGGCACGATGATGACCAGATCGTTGAACTGACAGTAACTAAAAGATTTGCAGAAGGAGACGAAACGCCATGCAGCAAGATCAGATGGAGACCAGTAGCTTTGTGAAGCACGAGGCTTGCCCTTGTGGTGAATCTTCGGATGCGCTGGCTGTCTATGATGATGGCCACGGATTCTGCTTCAGTTGTGAAAAGCATTTCGCAGCGGATGGCACCGAGACGCCGCCACAGGCTACGTCACCAGACTTAATTCAAGGTGGGGTACCGAAGGCTCTCACGAAAAGAAAGATCAGCGAGGCGACATGCGCCAAGTACGCTTACCGTGTGGCGAGCTACAACGGCAAGACAGTGCAGGTCGCACCGTACTTCGACAGCAGCGGCAACCTTGTCGCTCAGAAGGTACGCTTCAGCAGTAAAGACATGATCACACTGGGTAACATCAAGGACGCTGGGCTCTTTGGCCAGCAGCTATTCCGGTCTGGCGGTGAGCGCATCGTGGTCACGGAGGGTGAGATAGATGCTCTTTCCGTCTATCAGGCGATGCCTCGTTGGCCTTGTGTCAGCATAAAGAATGGCGCAGCCGGTGCGCTCCGAAGCGTCAGGCAGAACATTGAGTTCTTGGAGAGCTACAAGAAGGTCGTCTTCATGTATGATGAAGATGAGCCTGGACAGAAGGCGGCTAAACAGTGCGCTGACATCCTGAGTCCAGGCAAGGCAGCTATCGCCAAGCTCCCCCGAAAAGACGCCAACGATATGCTGGTTGCCGGGGAGGTCAAAGGGTTGATCTCAGCGATCTTCGAGGCGCAAGTCAGTAGACCAGACGGCATTGTCAACGGCAAAGATGTCTGGGATGCAGCGACTCAGCCTATCGAAATGGGTACTCCTTATTGTTTCGAAGGACTGAACACCAAGACATATGGATTGCGGCGCGGGGAACTGGTGACGATCTGCGCTGGCTCTGGCACTGGCAAGTCGGCTTTCGTTGCGGAGGTTGCATATGACCTCGTGGTGAACCAAGGGCAGACCCTTGGCTTCATCGCATTGGAGGAAGCAGTAGGCCGCACCGCTCGCCGGTTCATGGGTATTAACCTGAGTCTGCCGATACATCTGCCGAACCAAGAAGTTGAGAGCAGCGCTCTGACACAGGCGTTTGAGGAGACGCTAGGTACAGGCAGGGTCTGGCTCTACGACCACTGGGGCAGCTTAGACAGCGACAATCTCTTGAGCAAAATGAAGTACCTTGTCAAAGGCTGCGGCTGTCACTGGCTGGTGCTTGACCATCTGTCCATCGTTGTGTCGGGCCTTGACCTTGAGGGTGACGAGAGGCGCACCCTCGACAAAACTATGACTATGCTACGGTCATTCGCGGAGGAGACGGGCTGTGGTTTGTTGATTGTTTCACACCTTCGTCGGCCACCGAACGGTAAGTCCCACGAAGAGGGCTTGATGCCGTCGCTGACTGATCTCCGAAGTTCCCATGCTATCGCGCAACTCAGCGATATGGTGTTAGCGCTGGGAAGAAATAGTCAGTCGGATGATGCCGACGAGCGAAACACCACGGAGGTGCGAATCCTCAAGAACAGGTTTTCTGGGGAGACTGGCGGCGCTTGCTCTCTCCACTACGCCCCTGAGACTGGTCGTCTTACGGAGACCGATACGCTGTTTGAACAACAGGAGTTCTAGATGAAGGCTCGACGTAAAGTCGAGAGGATAGAAAACAGATTATTCAGAGCAGCGAAGCGCAGAGCAATGAGCAAAGACTTGGATTTTACAATCAGCAAAGACGACATAATCGTACCAACGTTGTGTCCTCTCACTGAGATTCCACTTAGAAGTCACGATGGTGTTGATGATGGCGAGGGGCCTCGTTTCGATTCTCCCACGCTTGATCGTGTCTACCCACACCTTGGGTACATCCCCGGCAACGTGCGCGTGATCTCGCTCACGGCCAACGCCATGATGGGGGGATCGATTGACCCTGAGTTGCTTCAACGAAGCGCTCTTATTTTTTCCCAGCGAATACAGCAGTATCTTAACAATGAGGCACTCTATGACGACATTAATAGCAGACATCGAAACGGATGCCCTGTTGTCAGACATGACGACGGTACATTGCATCTCGTTGATGAACCACGAGACCGAGGTAGTTCGCAGCTATCCTTCCCATTTGGTTGAGGATGCCATCGCTGCGATGAACGATGCGGATCAAGTAGTGATGCACAACGGTATCCAATTCGATCACCGCGCTTTGGCAAAGTGTGGGTATCAGGTCGATGCGTCAAAAATTTATGACACCCTCATCGCCAGCCGCCTTGTCGAGCCCTCTCTTCGGGGCGGGCACAGTCTCAGGGCATGGGGTGAGCGCCTTGGTTTTCCCAAGGGAGAGGTCGAGAGCTTTGAGCGCCTGACTCCAGAGATGATTGAGTATTGCGAGCGCGATGTCAGGCTCACCTCGAAGCTCTACGACAAGCTGTTTAAACAAGCGCCTTCCAAAGCCCTGGAACTGGAACACAAGGTGGCTGTTTGCATAGCCAAACAGGAGGCAAATGGCTTTGGGTTTGACGTACCGAAAGCAGAGAAGTTGCTGGCTGAACTGCACGGCGAGCGGCATGAAGCCGAGGAGCATCTCAAGGAAGTCTTTCAGCCTATCTTTGTGGATAGCGGTGAGTTTACGCCCAAGGCTGACAACAAAAGGTTTGGATATCAGGCTGGACAGACGTTCAGCAAGATTAAGCGGCAGGAGTTTAATCCGTCGAGTCGGCAGCAGATTGCTCACAGGCTGATCTCTAAGTACGGCTGGAAGCCGAAGAGGTTCACACCTACGGGTCAGCCCGAAATCAGCGAGACCACCCTCGCAACTTTGGACTACCCCGAAGCGAAAGCTATGCACCGATACCTTCGCGTGGAGAAGATGCTCGCTATGCTGGCGGGGGACAAAGGCTGGCTCAAGCTACAACGTGATGGCCGCATCTACGGTGAGGTCAATACGCTGGGTGCCCGCACAGGGAGGATGACTCACCGAAATCCCAATGTCGCTCAGGCCGATAGAAGCCAGCGGATGCGGGAACTCTTTGTGCCCCGCAAAGGCTGGCGTCTCGTCGGTGTTGACGCTGACGGCCTGGAGGCACGGCTCCTTGGGCATTACTTGGCACCCTTCGACAACGGAGAGTTCTCCAGCCGTGTTGTCCATGGGGATTTTCACACCTTTAATCAGGAGCTATGCGGGCTTCAGAGCCGAAACTCCGCGAAGACCTTATTCTATGCGTTCATGTATGGAGCGGGCGACGGGAAGGTGGGCCAAGTTGTTTTTGATGATGCCCCATTCAAAGGCTCAAAGATCAAAGTTGGTAAAGCTACCCGCAAGAAGTTGGAAGACGGCATTGCAGGGCTAGGCACTCTGGTGAAACAAGTGCGCCGCACCGGGGTTGACCGTGGGTTCCTGAAGGGTCTCGACGGGCGTCACCTGTACTGCCCGAGTCCACACGTTGGGCTTAATACGCTGATCCAGGGGGCTGGCGCGGTGGTGATGAAGCAAGCCCTCGTGCTTTTTGATGAGGCTGCTGAGTTCGAGGGTTGGCGGTACGTTGCTAACGTTCACGATGAGGTGCAGCTAGAGGCGCATCCTGACGTGGCCCCTGACGTAGCTGATCTGATGGTCAGCGCTATTAGAGAAGCGGGGCGCAGCCTCAAGCTCCGCTGTGAGATGGATGGAAGTTTTCAAATTGGCTCAAACTGGAGTGAGACACACTGACATGGCTACAGCACTGATAGACGCAGACATCATCGCCTACCGCGCAGCAGCGGTGGCACAATCCGAAATCGAATGGGAAGACGGAGAGGAAGGCCCAACGCTTTCCAAGCAACAAGCGCTGGAAGCGGCAGAGTACCAAGTCAAAGAGTGGCGCGAGGGCGCTAAGTGCAAGAAGGCAATCCTCTGCTTCACGGAGTCTCGCAGTTCTAATTTTCGCAAGGAGGTCTTCCCGGATTACAAAGCAAACCGTAAGGGTGATCCCCCTGCTTTACTGAAGGACGTAATCGACCACCTCAAAAATACATTCGAGTGGTATTCGGTGGCGCGGCTGGAGGCCGACGATGTGATGAGCATCTTCTCCACTTCGGAGTTTGTGCGAAACGCCATTATCGTGAGCATCGATAAGGACATGAAGACTGTGCCGTCTATGATTTTCAATCCAGATAAAGATCGTGCTCCCTGGCGCAACCGCCAAGCCCAAGCTGACCGCTACTGGATGACACAAGTCCTCACTGGTGACTCCACTGATGGCTACCCAGGCATCCCCGGTATCGGGCCCAAGAAAGCTGAGAAGATTTTAGCCGAGTGTCCCGGCAACAATCTTTCACATCTTTGGAGTACAGTGGTTTCTGCATACATAGACGCTGGACTTACAGAAGACGATGCGATCACACAAGCACGGCTAGCAAGGATTTTGAGAGCCGAAGACTACCACAAAGATACCCTGGAGATTTCCCTATGGCACCCCACGAACCCTTCGATGATGTCCATCGCCCCTACCACTACACCAAAAGAGGAGGAATTGAGCCTGTCGAGTTCATCACGAGCAACAACCTCAGCTACGAGGAAGGAAACATCATCAAGTACGTCTTCCGACACCGAGAAAAAGGAGGGACGCAAGACCTCGAAAAAGCGGCGTACTACCTCAGACGACTCACCGAAAAAGCGGGCGCGGCGGAAGAGCAATTCAGTCTCGATTATCCAGTAGGAGGGACTGATTGATGGCGTTCAGGTCAAACCGGAATCCTATGTTTCGCTCGAAGTTTTCGGAAACAATTTTTGAACAAAAGTATTCACACGAAGGCTGCGAGACATGGGCAGAACTAGCCAAGACACTGGTTGAAGATGTGTGTCGAACGGAGATGTCGAACGGAGACAAGGAGGAATTGACCCACGCGATTGAGAACCTCCAGTTCATCCCTGGAGGCAGGTATCTTTACTACGCAGGGCGCACAAGGAAATTCTTCAACAACTGTTTCCTTCTTAGAGCAGAGAGCGACACACGGGAGGACTGGGCTAATCTAAGCTGGAAAGCTGAGAGTTGCTTGATGACTGGCGGCGGCATTGGTATCGACTATTCGGTCTACCGCCCGTCTGATTCACCACTCAGTTCGACTGGTGGGAAATCCAGTGGCCCACTCCCAGCGATGCACAAGATCAATTCGATTGGCCGCAATGTCATGCAGGGAGGTTCTCGACGCTCAGCTATATACGCCTCGCTTAACTGGAAGCACGGGGACATAGGTGATTTTCTGAAGAGCAAGAACTGGTTTGATCAGCCGATTGCTGGCTCAGATAATCTAACGATAGGCGATGTTAAGTCCGCTGACTTCAACTTCCCAGCAGCGCTGGACTTTACCAACATTTCCGTCAACTACGACACGGAGTGGCTGCGAGATTACTGGCGAACTGGCGACCCAGGACCGACGTTTAAACAGAACGTAGCTCAAGCGCTAAAGACTGGCGAGCCTGGGTTCTCTTTCAATTTCTTCGATCAGGAAAATGAGACCCTTCGTAATGCTTGCACGGAAGTGACCAGCGCAGACGACAGTGATGTTTGCAACCTTGGCTCATTGAACTTTGGCCGCATCGAAAACATTGAGGACTTGGAGCGAGTGACAGACCTCGCCACGCAGTTCCTCCTTTTGGGCACCCTTCGTGCTGATCTCCCTTATGAGAAAGTTCAAGCAGTTAGGGAAAAGAACAGGCGCTTAGGTCTTGGAATCATGGGCCTTCACGAATGGCTCTTAAAGAGAGGACACACCTATGAAGTTACGGATGAGTTGCACCGCTGGTTGGCGGTCTATGAAGGAAAAAGCAAAGTGGTTGCTGCTGAGTGCAGCAATCGGCTGTCTATTACCCATCCTGTGGCTCTCAGAGCTATTGCACCCACGGGGTCGATTGGCATTCTGGCGGGGACTAGCACTGGGCTGGAGCCTGTCTTTAGCGTTGCTTACCGCCGCCGTTACCTTAAAGCTGGACGGCGATGGCACTACCAGTACGTTATTGATGGAGTGGCTCAGGAAATAATTGATCTCTACGGTGTTGACCCCGAGAAGATCGAAAGCGCCATCGATCTGTCGGAGGACTATGAGAGGCGCATCAAGTTCCAGTTCGATG